TAGCCCAAAAACTGAATGTCCACTTTTGTCTATCTCCATCAGATGCAGGAGTCCAACTTAGGTATGCACTGTCGTCATCGTTAAACCGCAACGATCCTTCTAGCGTCTTTGGATAGAAGCCTCTGGTTGAACCTGTAGATGATCCTTGAAGGATAGACATTAAGCACCCTCAGTTAGTGCTGGAGTTGCACCAACGTAGACATTGATACCGTCTGGACAATAATAAGAAACAAGGTAAGTACCTGCAGTATTAATTGCAGTTAAATCTGCGGCAGATAAATGAACATCTGCATCGACAGTGACGATGTATGGAGTGGTATTAGAAAGTAGAATCATGCCTGACTGACCAGTAGTCTCATTGGTAAATGTAAGATTAATATCTGCAGTCGGTGTACATGTGAAATAATTACCTACCGCCATATCAAATGAACCGTCATTTTCAGCAGTCACAGTTCCAGTTGCTTGTCCAGATACACTAACATCACCTGAGAATATTCCGTCTGTTGCTGAAATACTTTCAGTTGATGGGTGCGTAACGGATTGTACTGCTTTACCTTGATAGATAACATAAAAGTCATCTGTTGCAGAAACTGCTCCAGTCATCTGCAAAGTAGAACCAGATAGTGTATAAGCAACACCCGGCTCTTGGCGTACATTATTTACGAATACTTCAATTTCTTGTACGTTTGAAACTAGCTCACTCAAAGTATAATCAAGTCCACCGTCACCAGTAATGACTTGTTTAGAGCTACTTGAGTACGCAGTTAATATTGGATTGCCGATATACGCCATGATGACCTCTTAGGTTGAAATGTCGTCTACTGCTGATACCCAAACATCTACAGAAGATGCTGTATCTGAAACAACCTTGAGTGCATCACCCGATTGGACCACTACTTTAGCACCGCCATCTAACACCTGTAATGCACCGCCTGCCGCAATAGGAATTTGTTTAGCTAAGTAAATATCATTTACAGAATCGTTGATGTACACGTCTACAAAAATCATATTTGTAGTAACATTAGTACAGTGGATACCGACGAGCGTATCAAAAGAGTCAGCAGTAAGGACTGTAGAAGCTGATGTTCCTACTCCGTTTGCTGTGTAACGTCTGAAGTTTTGAGCCATAGTTTCTATACCTTAGAGTGCGACTGCCATTGCGATGGCAAATCCTGCTGTTGCCCCTGTAGCGGGTAAGTTGGTTAGTTGTGATCCGTCTACTGCAGGTAGCTTTGCTGTACCATCAAGCTGTACAACATTACCTGCCGCTGTGCCTACATCTTCTACAGCCGCAGTACCTAAACCTAAGTTAGTACGTGCTGTAACAGCGTTGGTTAAGTCGGATAGATTGTTAGCCGCCTGAAGGGAGCCTGTTGCGAAGTCTTCCGCTTTAGCCGCCCAGTGAAGTGCGGAGTATCCAGTGGTAACACCATCGGAAAGAGTATACTGGGAATCTTCTGCGTTAATCGCTAGTTTCTGCGCATCAGCCGCTGAGTCAGCCGCAGAAGATGTAGAACCGAAGAGTGTATCAATATATCCCTTGCGTGTCAAGTCATCTGCTGAAGTTGGTGTGGCTGTGGACGTCACTTTGTTGGCACCCATCACGAGGTTGCCAGTCATTGTATCGCCAGACAGTGACACAGTCGTAGTATCTACATAATCTTTAGTAGCGGCATCTGAACTAGCGGATGGAGTAGCTAGACCAGTTACTGTGTATCCACCCATCGTGATGGAACCAGTCATTGTTCCACCGGCTAACGGTAGCTTTGTAGCGATGCTGTTACTTAATGTAGTGTAAGCATTTGCATCATCATTCAATGCCGCCGCTAACTCATTCAAAGTATCCAGAGCCGCTGGAGCACCATCAATCAGATTAGTGATCTCAGTGTCTACGTAGTTCTTAGTAGCGGCATCCTGTGCATTTGTAGGATCAGTCAGGTTGGTAATCGTAGCGGCTGTGGTAGCATCCATGTTGAGATTGCCGTTAATGACAACATCATTGAATGTAGATGTACCGGAGTTAGCTGTGACGTTACCAGTCACGTTGCCTGTAACATTACCTGTAACATTACCAGTTACTGTGCCAGTGTATCCGCCAGATGCTGACAGAGTAGTGAATGCACCAGAAGAAGGTGTAGCAGAGCCGATAGTGGTATTGTCAATCGCACCAGCGTTAATGTCTACAGTAGAAAGTGTAGATGTGCCTGAAGCATTTAATGTAGTGAATGCGCCAGATGATGCTGAAGTTGCGCCAACAGTTGTGCCATCAATTGCGCCACCGTTGATGTCTACAGTAGCAAATGTCGATGTGCCAGTAGAAGTAACATTACCTGTAACGTCCCCCGTTACATCGCCAGTGAATGTAGCGTCAGTACCATCTGTGCCATTCTCAAGTACTTTAGACGTACCGTTAGATGCGTACACATCACCAGTTACGTTGCCTGTGACGTTACCAGTCACATTGCCAGTGAGATCACCTGTAACGTCCCCTGTGACATCCCCAGTCAAATCTGCTGTGAGAGTACCATTGACAGTAACATTGTTGAATGTGGACAATCCTGAAGAGGATGTGACATTACCAGTGACATTACCGACTACGTTACCTGTAACACCGCCAGTGACATTACCAGTCAGTGGACCGACAAAAGAAGTAGCAGTTGCTGTGGTAAATGTACCTGCGGCTGGTGTAGTTGCACCAATAACAGTACCGTCAATGTTACCGCCTGTAATTGTTACAGCGGCTGAAATGAGAGCATCAATGTTAGCAGTACCATCAATCCACAAGTTCTTAAATTCATTTGTTGATGAACCTAGATCAATGTCATCATCTTGAACTGGAAGGATTGCGCCATCTTGAATGCGAACTTGTTCAGTAGATGTCCCAGATACATCTGTATAAATAGACACACGATTATTAGTTGTATCTACAAATACTTTATTCTTACCTGTTTCATCCGCAATTTGCGTAATGTATGCGCCATTACCTGTTGACCCATCGTGGGTGTGACCAGTTCCAGCGGCAAACGCATCACGTAGTGCATTGAATTCGGCATTAAGGGGTGCGGCTTTGACTACCTCACCTGAGATAATGTCAGCTACGGATTGTCTGGTATAACCTGCCATTTACCTGCGATCTCCATATCCAAACAGTAGTACGAATCCTTGGATTGCATGACTAGCGTTTGTATCGTTGGTTACGTATTTTACTGCGATTGATGTCCCTGAACCAGAGAATGATGTTTTCACTACTGGCGATGGGTTACCGTCAAAGATAGCCCCAGAGTCATAAAACGCTTCGTTGTAGTACGCCGCCGCACCACGTGTTGTAATATCATAGTTAGCTGGGTTTAATACTTCTGTGTCTTCGTAATCGTAGACAATACCCAGTGCGATATCTGTATTACCTTCTGCTTTCAAATAAGTAGATAGCTTCAGGAAGTTCTTTCTTAACTCAGGATCACCGAAGTGGAAGAATGGAGACTGGAACAAGGAGAAGATTTCATTACCGTTGAAATCATTACCATATTCTTGTCTATACACCTTTCCATCTAAGTCACCATGAATTACATATTCATACTGACCGATGTAGCCTGAGTCTGCGGCAGTTGCTGTGATACCTAACAACTGACCAAATTCAAATCCGATAGCACCGTTCTGTTGCTGTCGTAGTGCCCCAATTACACCTTGTGATTCTGAAGCACCGAAGAAAATTCTAAACTGTGACTTGTTACGAATAACGACTGCATCAAGATCATCAAGGTCATTATTCAGTACAACATCATTGAATAGTGACTGCACATTCTTGGATACCGTTTCCAAGTTAACGTCACCAATCTTGTCAGTACCAGATACAGGGCGTAGCCCGTCAGGTCCGATGAAGAGCAGGTCACCACCAAGCTCAATGACTGAATCAGATGCTAAGCATCCTAAGTCATTCGTTACCTGCAGGAGAGAGAAGTCAGCGTTGCTGTTACCTACAAGTTTCTTAATATTGTTCGTACCAAAGATGTATAACTCATCACGGAACGGTTTAATCTGAACAATGTCAAAACCTACATTGATAACACCAGCACCGTTTGCTGGGCTAAAGTCTGTCTCGTCTAGTGGAGCAGAGTAATGTAGATTGTATGGATCTGCAGTATCACCAGCCAAGAAAATGTGAGACTTAAACTCAGTCGCATACTTAGGATCAGTTGGTGCATTAGGATCTGTGATCTGAGTATATGTCGTACCGTCATATGTAGCCGCAGGATTCACACCATCAGTAATTAATACTTTAGGTGCTGACCAGTTGAACTTGGCAAAGCGTACCTTGTTCACACCAGTCATTGTTGGGCTACCAGATACTGTTACAGCTACCCATGCAGATGTCGCAGTATCCCAGTAGTACAAATAGTCACTTGTGTATTCTTGTCTGCGACACGCTAGGATGCCGTCATTGATACCATTAAATACACAAACGCCTAACACTTTACCTAGACCCGGCAGATTCGGATAAGCTTCAGTGTATCCGCTAATCCGTCTGTAGCCACCTGTTACTGCAGGCTCATAGTTAATCAGTCGTGTTGCACTGCCCGGTGATAACTCCCCTTGTGAAAGTACGTCACGGTTAGTATTCAGTCCACCTTCGCACGAGACTTTAAAGATCTGTAACTGATCAGCCATTAGATTGACCGTGGTGGAATATAAGCGTTAAACAATGTCCGTGGGTTATATGTAGATACAACTGAGATCTTATCGTCGATGAGAACACGGCGCATCATCTTAATACCTTCAACAAAATCATTCTGATGTACTGCGGCACTCTGTTCATTAGAGCGGAAACGCATCATGTACATCATCGCACCATCAATGACTACGTGAATGAAACGATCAGGAATTACACAAACAGCATCAAACGCTGTCATTGTTGTAGGGAATGTCCAGTACTTGTATTCAATAACATATGAATCATCTGGAGAGGGAGTTACACCAAACTTCTCTTCTTGTGTCTGATACACACGAATCGGCACACTAATGCCTGACCCACTGTCCCCTGTATCATCACCAGAACGATACGAGGCAATGTACGTAGAATATGGAATGACTTCCATCTTACGTGGGGTGTTACTCTTAGAAGCAAGCTGTTTAATGTAGAAAGATTCCCAATCTACAGATGACATATCTGCTGGGAAATCATACTCACGAGTTCCAGCAGTTAAAGTTTGTTCATAGGTAGTTAATGTAAAGGGCCACTCTTGCGCAGACTGAATGATCTTACGAACTGATGAGTTGACTGCATCCTTAGCTAATGCTTGCACATTACGCACAGCAGAAAAATCCGCTTGGTCAATTGTTACTTCATTGAGCCTGCGGAGTAGTTCATTAGTAATATCAATGAATGTAGCCATTTATATTAGATACCTTTTAACAGAGTCAGCCGCCCCGAAGGACGGCTTTCTCAGTGTTACTAACCAGTAGCTATTAGTAGCCAGTCTGGTAAATAGCAGTAGCGATACCTTCAGGACGAAGGATCTTGCGACCGTAGAGGTGCATACCACGGACAATGTCCGCGAAGCTGTCTGGATCACGGTAAGTTTCAGTCTTGTTGATCTGCTGAGCAGTAGCAACCGCTGAATCGTGACCTGCAGTGATTACACCGTAGTTGGTAGACTGTGATGTTGTAGAACCAACAGTAGGGCCAGTACCAACAGCAGGAAGGTTGTTAGAAACATATACACGGAAGCCGTGCAAGTTGTTAAGAGCAAGACCATTCTGCAGACCAGAACCACCGAAGTCTGAGTTGAACAGACGAGAATCTTCGTCCTTCAACATTTCAGCGAATACTGGATCAATGACAATCCAACGTCCCTGTGTGTCAACAAACTGCTGATCCAAAAGACGGCTCATACGAGCGATGATCTGGAGAGGAGATGTTGATGCAGTTGGGAACGAAGTTGCACCCGGCAAACGTGGAACAACAGGAATAGCGTTACCAGCAGTACCGCCGTTGAAGTCTGAGTCGTCAAGCTTCATAGAAGCAAGCAATTCATCAGAACCTGCTGAAGTGTTAGCCTTAGTACCGTTTACAGTTGTGTTAACTGTATCTGGTGAGCTATGCAGTGCAGACTGTGTGTAACCTGACAAGTAACCAAGTACATCTTGGTCATACTGGTCACGCAGACGATATGCCGCACGATCAGTTGCAAGGTTCATAAAGTTGACATGTGAATGCGCTTCTTCAATGTCGTCAATCTTGAATGCGAAGTAGTTCGCCTTGTCGATTACGAGTGAGAAGTCGTCATCTTGAATGTCCTGAGTTGAGATTGTAGTACCACGCTCGTAAGCAGTTACTGAGATCTCAGGCTCTTTGATGATCTTCACCGAATCACCCATCTGAGCGATTTCACCGAAGTAGTCGTTGTTAGTGATGTCTTCAACAGTAGAAGACTTACGGAAAGCAAGTTGTACCTGCTTTGAGTAGATTACTGGGCTAAAGTTACCGTTAGGTAGGTTAGTATAGCCCGTTGCGCTTGCAAATGCCATTATGACACTCCTAATTATAGCAAAGGGTTAATTTTCTACATGTAACTTCGCAAGAGGCCATCTAACATCAGGGTGGTATTATCACCGGCCAAAGTGATCGTACGGCCTGAGTAGTTTGGGTGTTCTGTGAAGGCGAAATAAGAATTCCCGCTATTTTAACAACCGGCCAGAAGTTAAACTAACGGTGCATCTTATTTCAGGTTAGTCGTGGGTATCCTTGCGGGGCCACTAGATTCTGCACATAGTTATATCCACAAAATCTTATTTGTCAAGTGTTTATCGTGCTGATCCTGATAGATCGTAAATAAACTTACCTGTTCTGATAGCTTCAGCAACATCATCAGCTATCTTCTCATACTGAGCCGCACTCATTCGTGCGATATCAGATTCTTTAATGTAGCTCTTTGATTCATCTCCTTCTGGAGCTGAACGCTCAGAGCGCGTGCCAATTGCTTTAGCGGCATCCTTGTTAGCAGAAGACTTCTTCTTGCCTGTGATACCCATGTCAGCTTTATATAAATCAATTGCGCGAGCCGCAGATACAGCGTCCGCATCATTATCGTACAATGCGTCTTGCACCCATTTAGGTTGTTCTTCAACCCAATTATGGAATTGATCTGTTTCACGAATCTCTTCAAAGTCTGGATGTATCCGCATCAACTCAGCTTCAGCTTTTTCGCGCTGAGCCTCCAGCTTCATTTCGTCAATCGCCTTGAACTTTGACTCAAACTCAGACGCTTGTTCATGCGCCTTCTTCATTGCAATTGTTTCAACAATCTGTGCAACATCTGGATACTTCTCCATCCATTCAGTCAGTTCATCTTCTGATTTAGGATATTGTATCTCTTTTTTGGTAGATGCTTCAAGCTGTAATCTTAGTTCGTCAATCTGCTGTTGCAGTTCGCTCTCTTTCTTCTGCGCGTGTCTGCGCAAATCGCCATACCGCTTTTTAAACGTCCTTTCTTCCGCGCTCTCAGGCTCTGGACCATCATCAGTTTCTTCATTTATTTCTTCAGGAGCTTTATCTTTTGCATTTATTAATTCAGCAAGTTCAGCTTCCTCTTCTTCAATGCGTTTCTTATTAGCGTTACGCTTTGCAAAGCCAGATGCGACTTTTACTTGTTCGACTTTTTTAGTCATTTCAGTTGTAGTTGTAGACATTGTTTCATCCTTTGTCTGGGGCTAACGGTAGCTTTTGAGGGCGTTAGGTAGCCAGTTATAAATGAAATCACTTTTTACGTGATGATTTCAATGCACGTTTTGTTTGTTGTACAGCTCCACCTTTAGAGAATGGAGTTCCAGAATCTACTCCTGCGCCGCCATCGTTTGTATTGCCGCCACTTCCGCTGTCACTGTCTGATCCCGGACCATCTCCTCCGCCAGTTCCGGGATCGTATCCACTACCAGAGGAAGAGGTATTACTGCTAAAGCTTGCTTCAATGGCATCAAAGTGATCGTCAGATCCCCATCCGCTATTTGCTACGGCATCTGCTTCATCTCTGCTTGCAAATGAAGACCCCTCGAGATCTCTGTCTCCACTAGAAACAGCTTTTGCTTCATTCTCTGTTTCTAGTGTTGCCGCCGCCATAAACTTACTCATATCCTGTCGCCATTGACCGTATTCGCCTTCTGGTTTATTGGTCAAGTTTTCGCCATTGCGGACTTGTTTGACGGCTTCGTTTGTATAATATCCTTCTTTCAGGCCTGTAACAACTTTATTGAATAGCTCTACTGCCATAAATGGAGTTTGCTTTCTTGTTGCTTGTGTAGCTTTTAAGTTTTGTAGATCTTTGTTTACAGTAGAGAAGATATCAGTCATTTCTTCCATGCTACGGTATGATCCAAAACCGAAGGTAGGTTCAGTTGATTTTGTTTCTTCCGGCCCATCGCCACCGCCAGTATCAGTCTTCTGGACTGTTGGTGCGGCTACTTGTGGCTTTTCTTCTTCAGGCTTGTATACCTTAAAGTTTGCTGGAATTTCTTGCTGTGGCTTTCCGTCGATAAATAGAATAGTAATCAGCTCGCCATTTGGTCCAATGTACTGTCTATTTTCCACTATGCCTCTTTGTTGACCAACAGCCGCTTGAGCTGGTTGTGATACAAACTTAGAGTAGTCAGGGAGTTGAGTAGTTGGTACTTGCGGAGCCTGATATCCAACTTGTTGTTGTGGAGGCATGTATCCATAGCTAAACTGCTGTGGCTGTGCCTGACCCGGCATGAAAGCACCTTGTTGTGCGTATACGACACCACCTTCAGCAAACTCTAATGTCGATGGATCTTCCGGATCAAAGTTATCAATGAGAGAATCAATCTCAGCATTATACTCTATGTCATCATCCATGGTAGCTTCTTCAGCGTTACCCATCTGACCCATAGCTTCCATCTTAGCTAAGCCTTCTTTTGCTTTAGCTCTCAGTTGCATCAAGTTTTCAAGACCGATATATCTTACCACATCTGCAGGTAAAACGAACTCTCCTTCACTTAATTGTGCAGGAATATCGTCTCGCACTTCAGCTTGTGTAGAACCCGGTGGTACGTCATTACCTGATACTGGATCAACAGTACCGCCCTCGTCTTTAAGACCGCCCACTTCAAACATTTCCATTTGCTCTTCGGTCTTCTTTTTTCTAGCCATCAGCTAAAGCCTCGTCTTGTAGATACTTGAGTGCACGTAGTGCTTTGACTGCACCCTGAGATTGGTGAATAGATACTATGTTATCTGATTGCTCTAGTTTTCTATGGTGTTCGGATACTATGATATCCAAATACTCACAGAAAGCATCCCACTGCCGCTTGTTACTGCAGAGGGATTTCAGCTTGCCCACCACCTGCTTCCGGTGGCTGTTGT